AGGCTGTGGGCCTTGCCCAGTTTGAAGGAGAGTAATCTGGAAGTTCCCTTCCAACACAATCAGTTGTCACGTGATGTGCAACGGACCTATTCTGTTTTAAACACAGGACAGTCCTAGTCATTGCGTGCCAAGCGTGAAACCAAGGCCTTACGAGGACCTCCTAGGATCGAGGGTGGCTAACCCAGGATCCTAGCTAGCAAGCTAGGGTTGCTCCACTTCGCCGCCAACAGATCCGGGAGAGGACTCACGTCCAACGCCCTTCTTTGCCAACGCAATGGCTCGAAAAGCCCGAACTCGCCATCGTTCCCACAGACGGTAGATATTAGAGAAAGGCATCTTAACCTTCGCGTTAGAGTCGGAACTCACCCCGAGTCCTTCCCTAAAACGAGAGATTTGGGATGCTCTCTCCTCTATCACTCCCACGACTTGTGTAAAGACGTGAGAGGCTTGATCTGCACGGAAACGGATATTGAGTTTTGATAAGTGTTTAAGAGAAGCTTCGGCTTTATCAGCACTTTCCTCAAACTCAACCATGGATTTGTTGACCTTTGAGTCGATGAATCTTTCAACCGGTGTAGGGATCTTCAGATTCTTAACCTCGGATGAGGTACCGAAAAAGAAGTCACTTTGAATGTCCTCAATTCGCTCCCGTATTGGCATAAGGAACTCCGTTAGGAGAGCCTGACACCAACCGGTAAACTGCAATTGGACGTTCTCAGCAAACTGCACAGGAAGAGAGGGACCACCGACCGCGAGCCAATCGATCCATGTTGGACGAGAGATCGAAGTCTGAGCAGAGGGGTGAGACAAGATCACTAACAGAGCACGTAGTCGTGAAGGGATGTTAACCCACTTCGCTCCAACGCGATGTGTCGCTTTCATGCCAGCCCCAAAGGCCAACGCTACTTGACTCGCTGTTAGGCGAACTCCTGAAAATGTCGCTCTTTGGACTGCCGCAAGGCAGGCGCTAAGGGAGGTCTGGGAGACCGCCCAAAGCTTCCAAGGAAAGGCATGACAAGGCTCACCAGCAACGTAAACGACTTTCGCAAATTCACATGACTTCCCTCCGGAAATCATGGATTTCGCTATGCCGATTTCGATGCCCAGCAAATCGCATAGACGTCGATACTTGGCTGCAACTTTGTCAGTCGCTATGACTACATCGTCACCAAGTAGCGCGTAAAGCGTGAAGAATCCTCTGTGACCACTAAGATAAGCGGCAAACTGCACAAGAGCATGATGCGTCAAGGAGAACACCGCCCAGCTGGAGAGTGCCCCCATAGGTTGTCCCACGGCATACTTGTACGTCACTAACCCCTTCAGTGGCGCCTTGTATGCGCGGGCAACTAGGAGGTTCTTCCAGTGGTAGGCGTACTCCCAGCCGAATATAGCTCCAATCACGACCTCCTGAAGCACAACTGGGAACCGATCCGTCGCAGCGGACAAATCAAAGGAATAAAGATGTTCTCCTTCAGGCAACTTCGATAGCAAGGCCTTTACAGGCTTATGCTGATCAAAAGTCCCGTCTGTGGGAAGGACCTCTAATATCCCAAAGATAAAGTCATGCAACGGTTTCAGTGCACATTGTGTCCAGTAGTCCGTGATCGCGAAAACCCTTACCTTGCCCGCCGGTTCCATTTTGACACTGAGTCGACCCGAGGCGACCGACAATGGTCGGGCAGACTTATCTGCTAATTCAGCCTCAGTCTCGATTAGGCGCCAGAATGAAAGCGTCGTATTAACTTGCTTAATATGTGCGAGGTAATCCCAAAGGGATTCACCCCACTTTCCATCAGTCCAAGCTCTTGCCGACCGACCCCGTGACTCGAATGACGAAGTAACGTAGTCCTTGTCATCCTTTGTCCCGAAGTCTCCCGCAAGGCGAGCATCAGTTTTCACTCTGATGGACGCCGAACCGGAAGAAGTCAACGGCAAAGGTTCAGGTTTCAACGTTGCAGGATCTAAATCAAGGAGCGGCCCTTCATCATAATATTGTTTGGTAATAGAGGGTATAAAGTACTTTCGTACAAATATCATAAAACCTCCCAACAGTATGTCTGAGAAGACCACTCCCGGTCTAGCTATGTTCTTATCAAACTGGGCCTTTAAATTCACCTTCCACTTGAAGTGGAGGATCCGATATAAACCTAGTAAGGTAAGCCATAGGCGGATAATGGTCCGATCGCCACGTCTAATAAGCGCCCGGTGCCTCTTCGGGATTAACCGAGGAAGTCCGTCGCGCGAAGTAGAAACAGCGGTCTTTCCGATATCACGGCTGTTCGGCTTCATCAAAGAACCAGGGAGTCCCTGCATCAAAAGTACATGGGCTACCTTTAAATACAAGGTTAACCCCCGGCTTCCACGATGAATCGCGAGCCTAGAGCAAGCTTGTGCAAAGTGGGACAGAGCTAGAATATGGTCCTTAGTTACTCTCCCTACCGTCAAACGCAACACGCTGAGTAGCGGTTGCATAAGACGACGCCAGACCTTCAGATCTGGCCGCCATAAACGCATCTTTGAGACTCCTATTTTACCTTGGCGTGTGATAGCCAAAGTTTGTAGAAGTTTTATCATTGATGTGTTTATTGTAGTTTGCCTAAGCTGAATAGCTTAGGGGCTGCAGGCGCGGCTTGGTAAGCCGTTAGGATTGTGTCCTAATCCAGGTTGTCCTGAGATTGAAGGAACAAAGTCCAGAACCCCCGCCTCCGTCACCGCTTCCTTCGGAAGTTAGGTGCCCTTGGCGATTTATCCTTTCCCTGTCTCAACCTCTCAGGATACCTGAGTGTGTAGTCTCCACTCAGCATACAGGAACGTTTCGGCATTGGGCTGATGTTACCCTTTAACATCGGTTCAACGAATGCTTGTATTACCATCCGAAGAGCGATGTAAGCTCCAACAATTCGAGTAGCCTTGTGGTACACACACCATATGGTTCCATCGAACCACATGCCTTGGAGAACCCATCAACAAAACCGGAGATCTTAACTGGGCCTGACCTGTGAAGGTCTTCCCTGGGACGTGCCTCGCGAGAGGTCGTAGCATAAGAAACTCTAACTAAAGATGCCGTGGCATATTAGCCAGTAATGCTGGAGTCCGCTCTGGACTTTGAGCAACGAACGGAATATCACC